TTATGTTTGGCATCTCGGTCTTTGACAGCACTTTCTTTATCAGCATAACTGGCTAGGTTTGCTGGCTTACCATCTTTGTTCACTATGTGATATGTGTCTGCTTTCTTCTTGCCTTCCGCCACACCTTCTTTGGCCATGTAGTCACTTGATGAACTAACAGTTGAACTGTAAGGACCACTGTCCATAGAACCAGATGCACCTGTGTCGGATGCTGGAGCCTTGTCTAGATAATTGTTGTTGTATTCTTTTTTCGACACACGTTCAAGGCTAAACTCGTAGAATTTAATACCTTTAGATTTCAAAAATTTTTCTAGTGCAGCTGATGCGTCACCTGGAGACTTAAAACTGGTTCCTAGATTAATATCTTTGGTAACTGTATTACCATTGACTTTAAAAGTAACATGAGCAACAATATCTGGTAAAAAGTCTTCTCCCGATGACTGAGCACGAGCGCCACCACCTAGTGCCATTGCGCCTGCAAGGGCCGCGCCACCTAGTGCTGACTTCCAGCCTTCATCAACTTCTTCACCAATATGGGCATCAATACCTCTTGAACCAATGCCACCTTTTTTGCGTTTTTTGGCCAGTTCATCAATGCCATGACGTATTTGTTCAATGTTCATGGTCAATTCATCAAACTGTTTGGCAATCATTTCCCATTCTACAGCACTGGCTGTTTGTGCTCGTTGTGCTAGATCTTTCAATTGACCTGTAGCTCTCATCATGCGATATTTTAGTGTAGCAGGGTTGACGCCATGACCATAAATCATGGGGTTCATTGGATCTGAGGGATCCATCTCTATGGGAGTCTCATGCACAGAATCATCTTGACCTTGACCACTCCAACGACTGGTGTTTTTTCCAGCAGTGGCATAACTGTGAAAACCAAATGGTTTACCATTCATACCAATTGTGCTATGATCCTCGTCTATTGAAACTTGTTTGTTCTTGTGTTTTACATCGCCCTGTTTCTCAGCTTTCTTTTTATCTTTATGTTGTCCGGCTCCGCCCATCTTAGCATTCTTAGCAACAAAATTTCTTGGTTTTGTAGGTTCAATTTTTTTTTCGTAGTCTTGAACAATGATGCTATCCTTGGAGCGACGTTGTTGAACGCCTCCTATTGCTACACTATTACTGGCCACAGCACCTGCACTGGTGCCGCCACTTGTGGCGCTTTCCAATGTATAGACTGTAGTGTCTTTGAATTGTTTGGCTTTGAATTCGTTGTTCATTTTTTGTTGTTCCAATTGGACACAGGGCTTGTTGTGTTTACACCTGGTGATTCTTTGCTGGCGTTATCTGCAACTTGAGTGCCTGTAACGCCCATTAGCTTATCAGCCATTTTAATTACTTCCTCATCTTGGGCTGTGTATCCCACAATGGTTAAATTTTCAGCCCATCCACTTTCTTGTTCAAACTCAATATGCCCAGCTGCGTCAGCACGACTCGCTGCCATGGCCAACCCATAACGATATTGCATATACGGATCAGTATTGCGTAATTGTCTTTGCACCCATACACCTGGCAATGCTAGATCTGCACTTGCACCAATACCTTTGAATGTACCGTGTGCTTTTGCACCTTCGTTAATTACGAATTCTTTTGCTCTCATGTTTAGTCCTGTTTGGTGCTGGCCCTAAGAAACCAACCATGTTTACGGTGTGCATCCATACGTTCAGCTAAAAAATTACTAAATCCATGTTCACCAGCTTCTTCAGCTGCATCATAGCATTTTTTCAGTATGATGACCATTTTTTCGTTGTCCATCAACAGTTCCTGCACCATTTGATTCTTGGATGGCACATAATTTTCATCTTCTACCTTGCTCAACATGCTAAGTGTTTGATGTGTATAAGGTGTATAGATTGCAAGACTACGTAGTTTTTCTGCAAAATCATCAATATTATCTAATACTTCTTGATAAATGGTTTCAAACAATGTGTGATATTCGTAAAAATCTTGGCCCTCTACATTCCAGTGAAATGCGTGGGTTTTCATGTAGAATGAAAACTCGCTGGCAAATGCGATTCGAGCAAGTTGGTGTAGTTTTTCCATATCAATATTTATAAAAATTTATTTGCAATGCCACTTGCGTAGGCTTTTGTTTATACGGCTGTTAGGATCTCGACGGGTTTTGGCGCCAGCTCTATGCTTTTTCATACCCTTCATTCTAGCACAAAAACTTTTTCTACGTTTGGCTGCTTTTGATCCTGGTTTGAGCTTGCTGGGTTTGGTAGTAACAGCAGTTTGTAGTTTGCTACCAGGATGGCTACGCCTATAACTAGCTACACCCTTTTTATTAAGTCCACCATTTTTATTTTTTCCAGATGATTTTTGCCATGCTTCTGCTTCGCTCAACAGTTCTTCGTCATTCACATTTTCCAAATCTTCCCATATCTCATCGCTATCAACTCCATGATATTCAGCCCAGTAGTTGACCATGTTTTCAATCATATCAAATTGATTTTGTAAAACTGTATCTTCAATAATAAATTCTATTGCTCTCATAATTTAGTAGGCGTACCTCTCCATAGTTCAAACCAAGCGGGTGTACCTGGACGAATATTATTTTTTTTCATATATTCGCTTTTTTCACTGCCGGTCATACCATACCTGTCTATATTATTTAACTTTTTTTGTTCCAAAGTTTTTTGACGATATTCAGCTAGTTTAACCTGTGATCCTAATCCGTCCATGTAACTGGCAATTTTTAATTCATTGATAGGATCTTCGGGTGTGATATAACAATCATCAGGACTATTTTGACTGATATTTTCTGAAGTTATTTTGTATTGTTTCATCTTAATTGATTTTCAATTAATTTCAGAATTGCAGAGGCCATTTCATGTTCCCAATTTTCTCTAATAACCAAATCTGTTTTAATTCCCATGCCCTTACGAGTCAAATCCATTAAATGTAAGATCCAATCTTGTCCTAATTTATTAACATCAAATCCTTGTTCCCATACTGCTAATTGTTGTTCTAAAGTTGCATTAGGGTCCTTTAATATGTTACGTAATTTAGTAAAACTCATGCCAGTGCCCCTAGGTGTAGCTTCTAATGTAACATTAACATGTTCGTAACCTGAAAATTTGTTGACTGCTTTCATTAATGCATTAGCAATAGGCATATTGGCTTGATCTTCACCTACCATAATAATAATATTATCATAACGCGGTGGTTTGCCTGGTAAAGGATTAATTAATTCGTGTTTAATCTTTTGCATCAATGATCCACCTTCTTGCGTTACAGTACTGATATTAGCAGCATATTGCGGATACATTTTATGCCAAGTTTGTACTTTTACATTTGGAGGAATGGGGTCATCTTTACCTTGTGCATTACCGATAAACAAATAAGGATCGCCATTTACTTGTGCGGCTTTTTTAATAGTGTAATCAAACAGTTGTTCGTGACCTATATGGCCTACAAAACTTCCAATAGCCACTACCGCAGTTTTATTAATATTTTCTCTACTATGTTCAGATCGAGCTGCTTTTTTGGCTGCGTTTTTAGCTGTGATGATATCTTTTTGTCTTTGACTGGTAATTTTAATAGGGCCCAACCGACTGTTAATAACAATGCCTTCGTAGTCCTGCCCAAGCATATCCTTACCAATAATATTTGGATCATTGTCAATGGCTTGCTCCAATTCAATTTGAACTGGTTTTAATTTTTCTTCAACTTCTCTACGTAACTGTACACTTGTTCGATCTCGTTTACCTGCAGTATCACTTACAATATTTTTTAATTCGTCAAGGTTATCTAGCACATTGATAATCTCAGTAACATCCAAGGCTTCTTGTTGTGCTAGCCTGTTGCTCATGAACATGACACTACCGTTCTGACCTAGTCCAGTTAATTTATCAATAACTTCATCGGCGTTATCAACATCTTCACCAGTACTGGCTTTGACCACACGGAATGGTACTAGTACAAGATCTACTCCTTTAGGTAATTGATCATATTCAATACCTACAAATTTCAATTGCCCTTCTTCTGTTTTGGTAGCAAAAGGTAAAAACAATACTTCACAAGTAACTTGGCGATCATTTAAAAAGTCAGAGCCTAGTTTAGCATCAGCTACTTTGATAGCCTTCATCATTTCATCAAACAACTTGTCAAAGTTAGCAGCACGATTTAAAATTTCTGGATCTGTTGTGCCTTTTTCTTGATGATATTTTACAAACCCTGCTTCATATTTTGGTTCAGTCCGACTGGTACCCATAAAAGGTTTACCATCGGCATTTTTTCCAAATCTTCCACCAAACCCATCAATTTTGACATTGAGGGGTATATTTTGTAATTTGAAACGACCACCTTCGCTACGCAGCTCGTCCACCAGATCCAAAAAATCTGCTGGTTTCAAATCTCGAAGGTGCGGCATTCCTTTACGCAGTTGTGCTTTAACTTGATTGGATTCTTCACCAGCTTCAGTCACCGAGGATGAAGTTTTGGTAGTTTTTTTATCCATAAAGGCTTTTTCATAAGCCATGGCCGTGTCTATGGCTTTTTGTCTTAATGCAGGTGCATTGGGTAAGTTAATGTGTTCAAGCATCCAATCTATGGCAGCAAATTTAATATCTCTATCTCTTGCAGGATCATCTCTGCTAATCATTTGGCTACCAGGTTCAAAACAAATACTGAGGAATCTATTGAATAGCTCAACTTTTTCTTGATCATCTAAATATTTGTTGGCTAAACTTACTGTGCCAACAAAACTATTTTTTAACTGTTGATCTTTAGCATCGGGTTTAGCACCAAAGAAAATTTCAAATTGCTGTTTAAGATTTTGTACATACTTTCTTGAAGATGGTTCCAATAATTGCATGACTGGTACGCCATCACGTTCCATGGGTTTGCCAGTAGCAGGATCTACATAAGGAACATATTTTTGACTTAGTCCACCACCGCCTGGTCCGCTGACAGCAAAACTATAATCACTATCAGTAATTGGGTCATCACTAATTTTTGTACTTCTTTTAAGAACTCTGGCTACATATTTTGTACTGGTATGTGTATATGGCAATGCACGATCTAAATATTTATGAAATACTCCTTTGATATTTTTAGATAAATCATCCCAAGAGCTACTATGGCTATATGATTGCCATTCTGTTGGTAATCCAGTTTTTTCATCATGTGCGCCGTATTCAAAATCTATTTGTATCTTTACAGGTAAATCTTTTAATTGAATTTCCCATAAACTAACCCATTGACTATTACCTGGAGTGTAGCCTAATAATTTTGCTGTACCAAATGTTTTACCTAAATTATTTTGTAAAAATTGTTTGATGGTATCAGCATGTTTGTCCGGGGCTTGGGTATCAATATCTCCAACTTTTGGTTTAACACGAATAAAATCTTCATCAGAAATTTTCTTATCCATGAATTGAAAAGTACTGCCACTTAAAAACTTTTGTGTTTTGACGGAATTTTCGTGCCACAAAGGTTCATTGAACTGTTTGGCAAATACTGTATTGATTGTATTTAAAGTATCAGACACCACATTTTGGATATAATTTCGATCATGCACATGTAAATCCAATTCTTGTGCTTGATGGTCACCCGGCACGCCCTGCCACCCTGGACTTTGATTAGATACATTACCACCTTCTTTGAGTATGGGTTTTTTAATTATGTCAAATAAATTCATATGTTTTTTTTATATTTTTACATTGTTTCATACGTAAGTATCAATAATTTCTTTAAATTTCTTTTTATCATATTCTATAGATGGATGATAATTTTCACATTGGTATTTACATATCGCCCATGTTAATTTATCGTCAGTAATTTCGTTAGTCCATTCTGTAAAAAATCCTATGATATCATTAAGTATATATAAAGTTTTAATATCAATATTTTTCTTTATCACTTCATTCAATAAAGTAGGAGTTTGACCGTTAATGACTTTGAATATAGATTTGTTATCCTTTGACATAAAGACAAGGTTTATTATATCTTGTTCAAATTTGTATTTTAAATTATTATCAGCCATATTAAAGATCACAACCAAAAACATCCTTAAACGATTCGTCACGTTTAGAATCTAAATCATTTGTAAAATTTTTAAATGTATAATCGTCCTCAGGTTCATTATTTTGTAATTGTTTTTTTATATTTTTTAATTCTGTTACAAAAATTTCAAAATTACTCACAGTTAATATTTCAACAGCTTGGTCAATTTCACTTATTGCTTTATTTTTTAAATCCACATTCATATATCTATAATGCAATGGGTTGGTATTTATAACACTATAACATTTTGTTTGAATTGAATTATTTGCACTGTACAATTCCATAAGAAATTTTGCCAATGATGAAACATCTAATAATACATAAGAAGTTATAGCTGTGTTAAACAATATATTAAATGGTAAAGAATTAAATTTTAAGATATTTTCCTTAACTACATTCCAGTTAGTGCCATGTCGTTGGTATTCTGCTGTTTTCTCAACACCATCAATACTCATGACAAAATGAACTTTATTAAAATGTTTTAAACGATCAATAAATTTTGTATTGTAAACACTGCAATTAGTAAAAATTTCAAGTTCAATTTTCTCACTAATTTTTTCAGCAATAAGAAAATCCATAAAATCACAGTATTCTTTTATTAAAAACGGTTCACCACCAGTAAAACTAAATTTATGTAACTCATTTTTAATACATAAATTTTTTAATTCTTCTATATTTGATTCGGGAGACGAAAATATGCTTCCTTCCATTCTTTGAGAATTCAAAAATATTGGAATAGAGAATTTTTCTTTTTCTTTAGCAATTTCTGAACTTGAATCAGAATTACACATTCTACATTTAAAATTACAAAGGTTAGTAGATCTAATTTCAATCACTTTTAATTTATTTGTGACATCCATAGTATATTGAGATATATCTATCTCTGGATCTTCTCCAACATTAAAATATTGCCACATTGCACCTCGTGTACTTTTTAGACCTTGATCTTCACGAATTTTACATGCTTTACAAGACTCTGGAACTATTCCGTTAATAAAATCTTGTTTAAGATTTTTTAACCATCCACTTTCAAGATATTGTTCAGGACTAAAATTATTTCCATTTCTATTAGCATGACATGGTGTAGTATTATTAACATGATGATACATATGTGTCCACGGTGCTGGACAAAAAAATCTTTCTGAAAATTTAGGCATATCTATTCTAATCCTGTAAATTATTTTAAAATATTGTATTCTTTATCATTAACAATATCTTCTCTGTAATGATCATAAAGTTTTTCACAAAGTTCTTTCATGAGATCCTTGTTGAAATTATCTGCAAAATGTCCTGGTAATTTATTTTTATGATAAAATTCCATACATCCTTTTTTTACCATAGGCATGAATTCTTTGACAATGGATTTTTTATCTAAATTTTTGTTCTTATATCCGTGATAGATTTTTTTAGCCAATGGGTGAAAATAGTCTCGATGTAGTTTATCATGGTCTATAATAAACCAAAATAGTTCATTGTTATCGAAATCGTCATTGCGATTTTTTCGAAGTTCTTTATCAATGTTGATGGGTTTTCCAAAAAATTCTACTAGTAGCATGTTAGTTCTCTAATTTTAATATTGTTGCTGTTACTACTACTGACAGCGTGGTATTAGTACTCATATTATAAATTTTTATAGGGATATCAGTACTTGGAGTATTTTCACTGCTAAATCCAATTACTGATGGGGTGAATAATGTTTTGCCACTTTGTGTGCTAATAACTTCTGATATAACCCCAGACCCAAACGCTGGATCAGTTAATATAGATCTACTCCAATCTGTATTCTTGTTTGCAACACTAGAATATAATGTTACCCATGCGGCAGCTGAAGTTTCTATACTGAGTAAAGCATAACTTTTCCAACCTGATAAAGTTGCAGAAGTTGCTGACAACGGAGGTAAATTTGATGCTGTAATTGATATTGAATTTCTGTTAGTTAAACCGCCACCACCACCGCCTGCAACAGAAATAGTCCCATCTGCAGTTATATTAACACCAGATCCAATCTTAATTCCGCCTAACTGATTGCCTGTTGCTGTAGATAATGAATATGTAGCTCCTTGTGTACCAGTAGTTCCTTGAATACCCAAGATACCTTGAGTGCCAGTAGTACCCTGTATACCTTGAGTGCCAGTAGTACCTTGAAAACCTTGTGTACCAGTGCTTGCCTGTATGCCTTGAATACCTTGAATACCTTGAGTGCCAGTAGTACCTTGAAAACCTTGTGTACCAGTACTTGCTTGTATGCCTTGAATACCTTGAATACCTTGAAATCCCTGGAATCCTTGAAATCCCTGGAATCCTTGAAATCCTTGTGAACCTTGAAAACCTTGAAAACCTTGTATACCTTGAGTGCCAGTAGTACCTTGAAAACCTTGTGTACCAGTACTTGCTTGTATGCCTTGAATACCTTGAAAACCTTGTATACCTTGAGTGCCCGTATTACCTTGAAAACCTTGTATACCTTGAGTGCCCGTATTACCTTGTATACCTTGTCGACCTTGAATGCCCTGTGTACCAGTATTACCTTGAATACCTTGAAAACCTTGAGTGCCCGTATTACCTTGAAAACCTTGTATACCTTGAGTGCCCGTATTACCTTGTATACCTTGTTGGCCTATAATACCTTGTGCACCTGTAATTTTGCCAACATCTAACCATAATGAGCCAGTCCACGTCCATAAATTTCCAGTTAATGTAACAATATATCCGTCACCTATAATGTTAGATGATGTGCTGACTAAACTAGTTGATGTAACCACACTGCCAATAATTTTTACACTGGACCCATTATTACCTTGAAAACCTTGAATACCTTGATTACTTTGAAGTCCTTGAATGCCTTGGATACCTTGAGTTCCTTGAGTTCCTTGACTGCTTTGAATGCCCTGGATACCTTGAGTACCTTGAATGCCCTGTGTACCTTGAATGCCCTGTGTACCAGTATTACCTTGAATACCTTGAAAACCTTGAATGCCTTGATTACTTTGAAGTCCTTGAATGCCCTGTGTACCAGTATTACCTTGTAAACCTTGTATACCTTGAATCCCTTGATTACTTTGAAGTCCTTGGATGCCTTGAAAACCTTGGTTTCCCTGTATTCCTTGAATGCCTTGTTGGCCTGTAATACCTTGTGGACCTGTAACATTTCCAACATCTGACCATGATGACCCAAACCACACCCATAAGTGGCCAGTTAATGTAACAATATATCCGTCACCTATAATGTTAGATGATGTGCTGACTAAACTAGTTGATGTAACCACACTGCCAATAATTTTTACACTGGTTCCATTAGTACCTTGGATACCTTGAATCCCTTGATTACTTTGAAGTCCTTGGATGCCTTGGATGCCTTGGATACCTTGGATGCCTGATTCACCTTGCAATCCTTGATCACCAGTACGACCTTGAGTACCTTGTATTCCTTGTGTGCCAGTACCAATACTGATTGTTCCGCTATTTGATACAT